GAACTATTGCAATAGATTTTTGTTCTTCAGGTGTTACCACTATTTTATCAGAAAAAGAGTTGAAGAAATAAACCGAATCAGTGTCAGTTTGTCCTGAAGATGATGTATATCCAAAATACTCTTTAGAACCCAAATAATTGATTGAACCAAATTGAGTATAATCTTCATAACTTGTCGAGATTAATCCTGCAGGATTTTCCGACCAAGGAATATTCATATTCCAAATTTTAACATCAAATTGGTCTGTATCACAAATCGATTCAAAGTTAATAACATCATTTCTCCAATGTGGAGTTGGTGTTAAACTATCATATATTTCAGTCATTGTTGATGGATAAATTATTGCTCTTCCATAACAACCTGGTAAAAATACACTATAATCAGGTGTTGCTCTATCTAATGTAACTTCATTTAGACATATTGACACAATTTTATAAGTTAATACAGGATAACAATTAGTAATATCAATTACACACTCAGGTTTTGGTGTTGGTGTACAATAATTTTTTGGTGTAGGTGATGCACAAATTGTTGACGAAGGTGTCGGTGTAGGTGTTGGTGTATCACAAGGTGGTAATGATGGTAATGGAGTCGAACTTGGTGTAGGACTTGCATATGGTGTTGGAGTTGGTGTTGGTGACTCACAATAACAACCATTAGTAACCTGACCTCCATCATAATAAATTGTAACTAAATCACCAACTTGTGGTAATCTAACTATGTCCGTATTACAACCTGAATATATAAGTTTTATTGTAGTCCCTCCAGTTAATGTTGTCATATCAACAACATAATTTGAGTTAATTACATAACTACTATTTGTTTTAGCACTCCAATCAATATTCGTTGCCGTCAAATCACCTGTAAAAAATCCTCTCATAGCCGCTCTGTTGTAAACAGAACTCACATATGAATCCATAAATGGTATACCGTAAGTATTACCTTTTGACCCTGCAACAAAATAAGGATATTTTATGTATTGTTTGTTAGTTTCAGGATAATATGATGAATTTTGAGAATTATAGTTTGGCTCTAAAATCATTGTTTCATACTGATTATAAGTACTTGGGAGTGTGTTATATGAAACCTCACTATCACCAATTTGGAAGTAAGAAATGTTGAAACTTCCTTGAGACAACTTTAATCTTCCAGTGTCCGTTAATCTTGAATTTATTAATCCTGCAGTATTTTTTAAAATATATCCCATCGTGTATAAATATCCTTTTTTTAATTTTTTTAACTAACAATCACATTACATGGACTACATCCCAAAATAGTCACATTATAAATAGAGTATGTATCATTTGAGTTAGAAACATAACAAATATCATTAGTATTTCTAATTTTAGTAGTCGTTGTAGTAATATATAAACTATCAGTATTATTTAAACTTTGAGTTAACCATGTATCACTTTCTGAAGTTAGATAAACAGTTTGTGAACCACATAAAACCAAACCATTTTTAGTTTCACCTGTTGTTACAGTTGTCGTTTGTGGAACGACTACCATGTTTTTAGTTAAAACACTACTTGTTGAAATCGTTGATGATGTAAGTGAAGGTGAAACTTCAGAATCATTAGTATGTATCAAATCAAAATTAATCGTAACGCCACTTGGTAAAGTTGGAAACACATCAATTGTCGTAGTATATTCAACAGAGTATGTTGTTAATGTATAAGATAAAATTCTTGAAACAGTTTTTAAAGAAACTGAATATGTTATTGATGGTAATGGTGTTTTCAAAGTAACAGAATCATACACAGTATTACCACTTGAATCTTGACTTTGTACCGCATATACTCCTGACTTTAAACCTTTGAATATAGGAGATGTTTGATATGTAGTCCCACCGTCAATAGAATATTGATATGGAGGATTACCATCTTTAGCGGTTATAACAATATTACCATCAGAACCTTTTATTGGGTCATTTGACATGACTTTCATTTGAAGTGAACTCAATGGGGTACAAGAACCTAAATATCCTGTTACAGAACCTGTAGTTCCTAAAATTGACCATCCTGTAATTGGTGGTGAAGCAGGATTGTTATTAATTACTGTATAACAATTCCACGAATCTAATACCCATTTATCACCATCCCAATAAATTGAATAAACAAAACTATCATCAACCCAAGCGTATTGACCGTTAAAAGACCCATTTGGATTAAAGTGTAAACTTGTAAATGCACAATTTTGTAAATCTAATTCTAAACAAAACTCTATAGTATTTGGTAAAGGTGGTGGTGTAGGTGTCGGTCCTGGTGTTGGTGGTACAGTTGGTTGTAAAACAGTACAAGTTGTTGTACTTGAAAAATCACCATAATAATCAACGACCACAGCAGTATATGTCCCCGCAGCTAAATTATTAATATATGGTCCAATATTACCATTATTCCAAACTATAAAATAAGGAGGTGTACCCCCTGTTACAGTTAGAAAAATTGAACCGTCAGAAATACCAATTTTAGTTGTATCTGTTACAAAACATTCAGCACCTAACGGATATAACGTAATGGGTTCACATTCATTTTGAAATAAATAAACTACCCCACATTCCGTGTTTGCCGTTAAATAAGATGTTGGTTCATTTTTTAGTATCATTTTCTTTTCATAATTATTATGGTTCACATTCAACACAAGAAATATCGTAATCAATCTTTAATGTAATGATTACTGAAACATCTGATAAACTCACAGTTTGGTCAGTACATCCTGCATTTATTGTAATTGAATTATTTATAGGGTCAACAATAACATTATCGATACCAGGAAAAGCATTTATTAATGTTGTAACAACATCGTAAAATTGATTATCCGCCGGATAATCATTTAAAGTATAACCTGTATAAAAAGATTGTTCAGTTGTAATACCACTTATAGTCACTTGAGCAATAAAAATTGCACTATTTAAAATACATATTGTATCACCAGTTGTTAAGTCATAAAACCCTTCATTTAACATCTGTTGAGGTCCTTTCTTAATGTTTATACCATTATTGTTAAACGTTGAATCACATATGTTGAAAACCTCATATGAAACTAAATTATTATAACCAATTAAATCAATTGTTCTTGATAAAGTACAACCGTAACTATCAGTAATTGTTACACTATATGTTCCAGCAGTTAAACTGTTTATTTCTAACCCTGTCTGCCCATTAACATTATTACTCCAAACAATATTAAAAAGTGGTGTACCATCAGTTATGAATACCGATATTGCACCATCATTACCTGTTGTAGGGTCAACACCTGATAAAATGAAATCAATGTTTGAAACATTATTAACAATTACCCATTGATTCACCGTACAACCTAAACTATCAGTAACGGTACCTAAATAATTACCTGAATATAAATTAGTGAATGTGACAGCGCTTTGAGCCGTAACAACTGAACTACCATTAATTCCATATGTGTAAGGACCCGTACCTCCGCTCAAATAAAGTTCAATAGAACCATTGTTCAATTCACAGGTTGTTCCAGTTACGTTATGATATAAATCAATATTATTAACAGTGTTAATTGTAATAGTATCATAATAAACACATGGTCCATTATCCGAAATTTGTAAAGAATAAGTATCCGCAGATAATCCTATAAAACTATAATTTGGACTTAATGAACTAATTGTTGTAATATTACCTGATGTACCAGTAATAGAATAAACATATGGTGGCGAACCTCCAAGTAATGTAATATTAATACTACCAACATTATTACCACAAATTGAATCACTTGTTGTTAAGGATACTAAACTAAACCCACCAGGTGTTAAAATAGATGTACCAACATTTAATATACATAGTCCCGCATCCACTACATACACACCAAAGTATCCACCACTTAAATTAGTAAATGTATACGAGTTACTAAAAGTAATTGAACTTTCACCATTTGTCCCTGAAAAATAGTAAGGCGATGTACCACCAGTAACTGTTACAGTAAGTTCACCATCTGAATTAAAACAAGTCGGACTTACTGACATGAAAGACCCTAAACCTAATGGTGGAACAAAATTAACTAATGTACCAAGACCTTGTGAACAACCAGTACCATCAGTAACTGTAACTGAATAAGGACCTGATGTTAAACCTGAAATGAAATTTGTTGTTTCACCATTTGACCACAAATAAGAAAATGGTGGATTACCTGTTAATCCTGTAATATATATTTTACCTAAACCAGGTGAACAACCTGAATCATTAACAACATATAGTCCAAAAGTAACAGTTGTTGATGATTTTACAACACAACTTTGACTTGAACCTGTACATCCACCCCCATCATTCGCAACAACGTAATATGTTCCCGCAGATAAATTAGTAAAGGTATAATTTTGGGTTAAACTACTACCCGATGTTATATATCCATCTGTTGTTTCATATAGATAAAAACTAGCATTACCATAAAAATTAGATGTAGTAGCAGTTATTGAACCATTATTTAATCCACACAACGTATTTTGATGTTCAATCGAACAACAAGTACCACTTGAAATTGGAATACTTACTAATACAGATGTTGATGATGGTAAACAAGAATCATTAATGTAAAAAACATATGTGTCAGCATATAGTCCTGTTAACCCATAAGTTGTTTGACCAGGTGATAACGGTCCTGTACCATACGCAGGATTGACCCAAGTTATTGTGTAATCAGGAGCTGAACCAATTATATCAATTAAAAAACTTCCAACTCCAGTATTACTACAGTCACCAGTAACACTCGCACTATATATTAGACTACAAATTGACATTAACTACATAAAATATTAAAATTTATCCCTATGTTCAATTTGAAATTTAAATCATTTAAATCCAAACCACACACGGTACCATATATAATTATGGTATCTTCATTTGTTAAATAATAATCATAACCAAGTGAAGATAAACTATCTAAAGCGGTTACTAAAGCATTATCCCAATCCGTTGTTGTAGGATTACTCAATCCTGGTGTATTATAACCAATACCATTAAAGAAACTTTCAGTAACCACAGGTACGTCATTTAATCTTAAATCAACAAACCATTCAGTATTTAAACTATTAACAACACAATCATTCAAAATATATCCATTTGAGGTCAAATAGTTATTTAATAAAACACCTAAAACACCTGTGAAATCTTGTATTGTTGTACTAACCATCCAAGGATATTTAGAACATTCTACAGATTCAAGAGGACAATCATTACTGAAAATATTTGCGGTAAGTGAACATGGATTACAAGGAATCGGTATTAATTGACAACCACTTTGTCTTCTATAAACAAATTTTTGTCTGTGGAAAATTGAGTTCTCGTATTTTAAACCAGTATTCCATATTGTTGTAGCCGGAACTAATTGTTCAATCAAACGAACCCAATAATCACCTAACCCCTCAACATATTGAATCATTGTTTGATATGTAAAGTTATCATTAGCAATACCAATGTTTTCTTCTGACTGAAGATACTTCCAATATATTGATTGTAATGTCGGATAACCACCTGTCTTACCATCACTAACATGTTGTCTATTTCTAACATTAATCATGTTCAACCAAAAAGTTTGGGCAAACTCAAAAAATGTTTTTCTTCCCGGTCTAGGGTTAATCTCAGTCCAGTCAACACCTCCCCTGATAGGATAGTTAGAAACAGGATTTGGATTACATGGTGTTGGTGGTATATATTTCAATCCTTGATTTGGGATTGGATAATTATATTGTCTTGACATATACCACACGTCATAAGCAAGTCCTTGAGCTGGATTTAGAAATATTTCAGTATTCTTAACATTTAAAACTAAACGGTCATCATCTGTAACATACCTTGAATTATATCCAGCATCTAAATTTGTTCTTAATCCTATTTCGTTGTTAGTCCAACTTTTATTATTATCTATAGTTTCTCTTAAATTAAAACCTAATTTTGTGTAAGGAAAATATCTAAATCTATTCAAATAAATTTGACCATATGAAAACGGTATTAAACTAGTCTGATAATTTGGGTTTGAACCTGTAAATACAGCGTTAGTTAAATTTATTTGTTCGGGTGACCTATGTTTTGGGGTAGATTCAAACCATCCCGCACCTATCTGAAAATAATAACTATCACTTGGTTCAGGTACTGACGGATACCCTTCATCATCTACAGGATATTCCGAAATAGCAAAATTAACATCCTCATATGAGGTAGTAGTTGTTGTTCCTGTATAAGGAACCCCAAAAATAGTGAAAACATCTGCGGGATTTAATACAGGAATTTCTTGAGAGTAAGTACCTCCAGAAATTTGAGCATATTGTGTTTCAAAACTACTCATATTAATTCTTTGGTCAGCCAAATAAACATATTCATTAAATTCAACAAGAGCATCGGGGGCTCCAATTAATCTTAATAAAACTTCAATAGATTTTCTTGTACCTTTTGACTTGAAAAGAAAAGCGGAATTTAAAATTAAATTCTTATAAAACTGATAGTTTAATTCGTCAGGTGTTTGTTGTGTCGGTAAACCAGCAAAATGAGAAACACCACTATCAGTACCTCCAAACACAGAATTCAAAAAGTTATCATTACTAATTGGTGAAATTGCGGTATTCCAACCCAAAGTTTGAGCTAAATTTTTTAATAATTGTGATGGTATATCATTCCCCGTATTATAATGAACAGAATTCATAAACGCCAACGCATTAATGAATTTATTTATTTCATCAAAACTTCTACCATAAATTTGTAAAACTTTTTGCATTTTTTGCCCGACAGTATCAAACTCTTTAAATGCGTCAGTAGTTAAAAATCTAGCAATTAAATTTGTACGATATGAATCAAAATCTTCACTTATAGCATTTAATTTTGTTAAGTATGTAGTAAAGATACTTGAGACAATATCTAAATTCCACTTTCCTGATATTGGCCATGTAATAAATGTACTTGTTACCGAATATTGACCCCCATTACTTATTTGAGGTATTTTAAATTGTGCAGTATATTTAGGAACTGAGGTTCTATTTAAAATAAAATTTTCAACATCATCTAAACTTTCATTAAAAACTTTATTAACCTCATAATCATTAGGTCTAACTATAATATCATTAAATACTTGAGTTTGACCTGAGAATGGGTTTCCTTGAACATATATTGTCAATAAACCAGATGTCAGAGATGTTGTAGGTAGTAATAAAATTAAAGGAAATTCGTTACCTAAATAGAATAATGAATATTTTTTATATTCATTAGTCATATCTCTTAAAGTTGATACTTGAACTTCTTTAAGAGATAAATTTCGTTTAGAATTTATTGTGAAATCAATACCAAATGGATTTCTAATTCTTGATAAATCTAAATCAAATTTTGTAGTATTTTCAATTGAATCAAATACAACATTAGACGCTGTTGTTCCTGTGGTGTAATTAATACCAATAAACTGCATTTCTAATGCTGCCGGAAAATAATTTATAATAGTTGTAACAGACGTAGATATTCTTTTCGTCATTGAACCATATAAAGTAAAATTGGTAACTTCACTTAAATCATAGTTTGGGTATACTTTAAAATTATTTTCAAATATTAATTTAGATTGTGCAACACTTTCAACACCCATAGATTTTAAATTAACTGGGTCTGAAAAAACACCAGTGTAAAATTCTCTATTGGTTTTTTCGGTAACACCAACTGTAAATTCAAAATTACCTTGAGTAAGTCCTCCTCCTTGAACTAATTGGAAACCAACTAAATCATCTGAAAATGAACCACTTCCAGTTGCAGCAATCGGGGGACACGCAAATTTTTTAACAGCCATTATTGAGTTATGTTTGTAAAGTTTTTACTAAAATCAATGTTATTACCTCTATCTTGTCTCACTTCATATAACAAGTTATTAAATTGGTCTCTGATTTCATACAAGTTATATTGCTTATAAATGTTATTACTTGAATCGTAAATTGTATAAATTCCATCATCCATAGACTTGGTCTGATTACCATAAAGAGCAATCGCTAAAGTTGAGAAGTCTTGGTCAGCAATTTCAATATCAATTGTAATTGGATTGAAAAAAGTATTTGTAATTACAATATTTTGATTTGGTTGCCCAATATATGGGATAGCGTTTGGTTTATTTGTTGGTGCGGTAGATGGTGTTAGAGTACAAAAAATTAAATTTGTATTATTATCAGTGTATCTATATCTAACCGCTTTTGCAGTAGTATTTGTTAAATTTTGTACAACAGGTTCACAATAAAAACATGATGTTATTATTCTGAAAAAATTTGGTATCTTTGTACCATTATCATTTAGATACTCAATTCTGTAACCAATTAATCCTTGATTTATGAATCTATTTCTAAATTCTGTTGGTACTGCACTTAAATCTATAACTAAACCTCTAACATTTGGTAATGCGGATAAAACACCACAATCTAAAATTGTAGTTCTTATTTCAGTTGGTCTCAAATAAAGGGTGTAAATTCCAAGTTTATTGAATTGGTCAGCGGGTAATTTTAAATTATATAACCCACCTAAAACTTCAACATCAGTATTTCCACCTGTTTGAGCATTATTAAAGTATGGTTTCAATAAAGAAACTGAATTTAATTTTGTCAAAACAAAATTATCAGTTTCGTCTCTTGATGGAGTATATAACATTATTATATCAACATCTTCGGGTGAAACGTCTGACGGTCTTATTGTACCATATGTGCCTGTTGCCATTTTAAAATAATTTTACTTTCGTATTTATAAATATTGAATTTATATTTTTATAACATTAAAAAATCCATAACCATAACTATCAAGTTGTCCCATATTCCTCACTTCACCTAATCTTTGGATATATTCTAAAGCTGTATTTTTACCTCTTTCCGCAAAAACATTTGATTGTACTTCAATTTCTGAAATAACATTCATTAAAACTTCATTTTTTGTAATTGCTGAACATATCAAATCACTTGTACATCCCGATGATTCAACAACAAATACCGTTGAGCCATCTACATAATCATAGTAATTAATATTATTTATTGTATAGGCGGTATACAATCCATCAGGAGATGGACCCCACCAAACACCTTCAGAACCATTAGGCCCTGTAACTGTTACCCCTGGTTTAAACTTACCTAACGCTAAATTTACTTTTTTACCATAAACTTCTAAGTCATTTACCCTTGAAAAGGTATATCCTGTGACTAAAAATGGGACTGTTGTAAAATCACAACACGGTGAATTATTTTCACAATATGAATCACCTGAAAAAATGTAATCATAAGATATTGGAGTTGCTGACCAATTACCCCCACTTGGTATAAAAAATACTTCCCCACTCGGATTGTCAATTGTAACATTGTCAAATGGAACATATATTGTTTTTTTAATGACATTATATCCCCAAGGACTCATACCTGACATTACAATTTCATATTCACCGTCTTGTACATAATCATGATAATAATAGTTTGGTGAAACTGACGTTACAACTTGAATTGGTGTTCCGTCACCCCAACTAATTTGGTAATTACAAAACTCAAGAAATTTTTTAAATTCAATATCCGATGTATTAAAAAAGTAATACCTGTATGGATTTATAGTATCAGCACTAAATAAAAAATTTAATAAGGTATCTTTTTGAGATATAAGTCCATCAAATACATTATAATAACCAATATCAACAATATTTTCACTTAAAAAAATTGGGATTGTTAAATTTAAAAGTGATTTACCTTCAGTACCTCCCGAAAGTAATTCAGTCATAGAAGTATATGTAAAAGTAATTCCAGTAGTAATACCTGTTACAGTATCACCTGTTATTTGACAACATGGGTCAAATGGAAGTACTTCAGAATATTCATTTAGAATATATCTAACTGGTACTATGTCTCCTTTAATATTTTCAGGTGAAATTTTTATTTTAAATATTCTATCTTCCATTATGCTGGTGGGTTAACATATTCAAACCAATTTATAGGTGAAGTATCGGTACCTACCCTGTTCAATGAAATGACATCATAAATTTCATATGTCTTATCAGTATAATTTAAATCTACTTTATAATAAAAATAATCAGATGGATTAAATGAAAATCTATCACCAGGTAAAGTTGCTTGTGGTACTGTCATCATTTTTATAAAAACACCATTTTTAGCATCAAAAAATTTAGCAGTCATATAAAATGTTTTCAGCTTAAATAAATCAAAATCTTTTAACCAATAGATAAAAAACCCTTCACTATAACCAACATAATCCAAATTAAACTGTGGGAAATTAATTTTCACGTTATTCAATGAATTTATACTTGGTATAAATTCTTCCGTAAATTCACTATTAGCAACTGGTAAAATAATTGTAAAATAATTTTTTTGGGTACTTGGTTCTTTTGTATCATAAAAATCTATTTTAAAAAAAGATTTTTTAAAAGGTTTTGTTTTAAAATATACATCATTATAAGGAATCCCTGCGTTTTCGTAACTTTGAGTCCAATTTAAAATATTTGATGTTGGTATATCATTGGCAGTAGAATTATAAAAGAAAAAATTATACTGTAGTTTTGTAAGTGAATTTTCACCATATATATTATGTGAAAATCTTGTAGTCTCGTAATCTTTTGGATTACCAATAATATCTTCAATTAAATTTTCTTGAAATTCTTCAATACTATCATCTTGTCCGTGAAAATCCCACTTAATTTCAACAGGTATATTTAGATACTTATCAGTTGATATTGGTATTGTAAATTTGTATTTATTACTCACAGTTGTCGATTATTGGGTCAATTATGGTAGTAAACTCTCTATAGTTTGTACCTTCAGGTATTATTCTAAAAATAATATTTTTGTAAGGGTGGTGTTTATTATTTAAAAAAGGAAAATCAACACCAATACCATTAGTATCAATGAATCCATATGTATATATATCTTTCCATACAAAAACATTACGATTTACTGAAAACTGAGAGTAATCAGGCACAATGTAATCATTACTTGGTGGTGCTTGTTCTATCGAATCTGAAAACGCTCTAATTTGCACACTTTCAAATGGTTTGTAATAATAACCAAATTGATTTAATGATAACGGACTTGTCATTCCAATATCAAAATTATATCTGTTAAAAGTTATCTTATGATATAATTCATTTAAAACTGTCTCTTCCTGTAAAAAATCATTCCACTCACAAATTGCCCCATCAATAATATCGTTTTCTTTTAAATTAACATTGTGAACAAAATTATAAAGTGTACCATTATTTGAACCATATGGTAAAGGAACATTATAGTAAGTATTATTAATTAAAGAATCCGAATTACTATTCAAATATGACCACCATTGTGTTGGTAATTGTGTAACAGGATGTAATGGAAGATTAAATTCCCAACCTTGTCTCATTCGATAAAAACCGCCATTATTATTAGGTTCACCCAATGTCCATCCAAAATAACCAACCCAAACTGTTGTAAAAAATAATTCAGATATTGGTCTTTTTTGATTATCAATCAAACCTAAAATATCAACATCTTTATTAAAACTTAAAGTGTAAGATTTAACACCATTTTTATTTGAGATTCTACCATAATTGTTTGGAGTTAAAGCAGGTCTCTCATATTTTCTTTCAACACCAAAAATATTTTCTTCAAATCCTGCGTTAGTTAAAATAGAGTCAGTATAATTTGTTAGTATTTTATGTCTTCTAACATAGTATTTTGACGTTGTTTCATTTAAATTATTTAAATTAATAATCCTTTTAAAAGTACCTGTTTGATTATTATTAAATATGAAACCAATAAAACCAGGATTAATTATATTAACAATATACTCATCACTATTTAATGACCCATTCCCTAATGAATCAACCAAAAATGTATCATTTCCAAGATAACTAAAACTTAATTTAACATATTCACCAACATTAACATTATGTTTTATTGGACAAACAAGTGAAACCACATTAAGACCATCCATTTGTGTGTTATAAACAATAAATGGTATCCCATCAGAAACAGTCCAGTTTAAAGTTAAAACAGGATTATTTTCAACTTGGTAAATAGCTTGAAGCCCTTTATTATAATCGTTTTCATAAGCATAACTCAAAAAGTGATTCCAATTATAGGTTGACGCACTTTTATTTATAATCTTATTATGAATCAAAGGAGGACTTAATGTATCATTGTTTTTAGTATAACCTGTTTCGAAAATATCACTTCTAACAAAATCAAATTCACTATATTGTGGAAAACCATACCATAGATTATTTTGAGGGTTTAAACAAGCTAACTGAGATGCTTGTATCGCGTTTGTATAATACAATTGATTTTTAAAAGGTTCATAATTTGAATATCCAACATATGAATTTTTAAATAAAATTTGAAATTTACAAGTTGGTCTAAAAAAAGTAGATTTTTGTCTTTCATCATCAAAAACTTGACTTAAACTAATACTTATACTCCTATCATACTCTGTTAGTATTTTACTACTTTGTATGAAAGGTATTTTAAATAAAAAATCAGTGTTCGGCGCGGATTTAAATCTTAATGAACCTAAAACAACTCTATCGTCAGAAATTCTACTCATTATTATTGAATTATTTCAGTTTTTATCCATTTAGTTTGGTATCTATCATAAGCTGTTGTACCAGGTATCAATCCAAAATAAAAATAATATGGTGCTCCTTGTAAAACTAACCTATCTATTGGTCCTCCAGCAGTCGGTGGATATGCGGAATAGGTTGGGTTTAAAGTAACCGGGTCATAACCAATAATATTAGAAATAAATCCTTTAAAAAACCTTGATTGGGTTGTGTCAACTGGTTGCATATTTCTATGTAACACATTAATTCTATCAACTTCTTGATATTTTAAAGTATGGAATGTTTGACCAATTGGAAGGGTGAGCCATTCATTCATCTGAGTACCAAAAATATTGTCAAAATTAAGAGATGGTACAATACGCCATAAATAAAAAGGAACTTCTTGAGAATCAATAGGGAATTCATCAAAAGTACAATAATTACTTGGGTCCGAGTATTGATTTATAATAGTTCTTTTAGGTGAAATCCAATCAGTAGTTTGTAAATTAGAATTATAAAAAACTCCAAAAATAGGACTTATTGGGTTACCAAAGTATATTTCATCCGCACCATATTCACCGTCCTGATAATCTCTAACCCCCAATTGTGAATTTATAGCATCCATTTGAGCGTAATCACCTGAAATTTTAGCATTTGGTCTAGGGAAGAAAAGAACAACAGGATTCTCATTAGCTATTATTATTTGATTAATTATATTTGTTGATATAAGTTTTGATAAGAAAAATATATTCAAAAGTTCAGATGTATCTTTATATGATGTCGGAGATAACCTATCCATAACATAACCATTATAATCATTATTCAATGACAATTCATCAGCGTAAAATGTTCTAGGTCCTAAATCAATTAAAGTTGTCGGATACATTAAATCTTTTTTATTACCTGCATTACCATTCGGATTTCTTCTACCAATAAAACCGACTGATGTTTGATATGGTGAACATCTATAATAAAAACTAAATGTGTCAAGATTTAAAAATATATTATGTTTACAAAAACAAGAATAAGGACTGTTTGGCGGTAATTCACCTGGAAGTTGTTCTGAAAAATTACTAGTATATCTTGTAGAATTACTAAATGGAAATGCGAACAGGGTACCATTTATCCAATTGTTTGTAAATATATGTCCAAATATACCTTGACAAGCCGCAATATTTAATTTTACTCTTTTAATCCATTCATATATTAAAGAGAAATCTAATAGTAATGAGGCGATTGGCACACTTACTAAACCATAACAACTACCATTATTAATAATTAATTCACCATTAATACCATTCTCATAACAAGGGTCTCCAGGTGGTTTTAATTGTACAATACCATTAGGTCCAACTTCATAACACCCTAATGGAGCGATATTACCACAACCATATGAATTAGCAACCCCTGAACCTCCAAAATTTGGTAATTCATTCGCCAAATTAGTTAAAAATTCCTGATTATCAATATTAGTTCCGTCAGACATTTCACCAATACCCGATAAAGATTCAACACTATTATACCCATTTTCAGGAACAGGAAAAATTCCAAAATTATTATTTGAAAATAATGGATAAGTTGCTGAACCTGAGTTTTCAGTACTTGTAGACGTTGGTAATCTATCTGACCTCATAACAATTTGTCTACCAGATAAACCTAAATTAATGTTAACAACATCAGTTGATTGATACTTTTCACAATAATAATTGGATGTTACCGATGGTGGGAATGTTGGTACAGATACTGTCGGAATTATAGACCAAGTAGGGTATAAATTTCCAGGATTAACATTCATAAATGAACCTCCTTCAACTATTTCATTTCTATAATATCCTCTGTCTCTCGTTGAGGTAGGCCAGTTCCACACTGATTGTGGTAGAGTTGGGCCTGACGGATAAGTAATATATATATCAGGAGTAGCATTACCTAATATATATAATTCCTTTGTAAATCCGTTAGCTGGACTTATGACTAATCCTGAGTTTGGTAAAGCGGCATTAGGTTGTACAACACCTATACCCGCACCATTAACATTTGATTCATCAATTTTAGAATAAAATGTTGTCAAATTAGTTTGGAATGGTAAAAAATTTGTTAAACTAGGTGAAAAATGAAAAGAATTATAATATAAAAATTCATTTGAATATGAATCTATAGATGAACTATTCGCTAATATTGAAGGGTCATTATGACGAACACATCTATAACTTCCTTGTATTGGTATATTTAATTTAAACTGTCCTGAAATAGTGTATACAGGATTCCAAGTTGTTGTAAAATCGGTATCATAACCATATATTCTACTTAAATCAAACTGACAAGTAGTTTTAGTCGAATTTGGGTCAACACCCCTAACTAAAAATACCAATATTTGATTACCAAAATCATTAAAACAAGAATTATTAATAGTTGTTTGTGATTCATTTGAAAAAGCTCCACCACTACCATTAATTTGAGTAACCAAAGAATAATTATTTAAAAATCTATTAGTAAATGTATTTGGTTCATTAGGATTACTGTCAGCAATAAAGTCAGAAACTGAACTACTATGTATAATTTGGAAATATTCCAAATCAATCGGGAATTTACAATAGTTAACATCATCTGTCCCTCCTGTTATTACATAAAGTTGACTCAAATTACCTGAACCATCAGGATTAGCATATGAAACTGAGATGGATTCTTGATAATATTCAGAACCTGAAGGTCCAGTAATAAAACCTGTTGGAGTACCTGTTATTGCGTTATTATTAAAACTATTCAACACAGTACTACCCGTTAAATTGGGGTCTGTTGAAAGTTTGTAATCCTGAAATGTTACTAAGTTACCAACAGCATAATCCATTTGAGAGCCAGGATTAATCATCAAAACAACAATGTTATCCAAATGCCATTGTGTTTGAGGGTCATTCATATTTACGTTAAAACTAACTTTAACTCTATTCCAACCACCACCAGGATTTTCAGGACTTTCGTTAAAATACTTCGCTTTAGTATTATAAAGGTTTAGTCTTTCTGAAAAATTTAAACTAGATGTGAAATAATAAGAACTCCCACCACCTTGGAGTGATGGAACTCTATTACCATACCCTGAAATTAAATTATTTAAATAAGTACTACCACACGTATAATTTCCAGGTAGATTAATCCGTGACAAGAAAGTAAACATATTACCGTTACTTTCATTAAAAGTAGTTAAACCACCACCACCAACATCTGATGGTGATATTTCACCACCAAATTCAACAGGTCCACAATCACAAAACTCACAATCAGGATATGAATACATTGGTAAATTAAATTTAAAACCTTTACAGGTATCATCTAAAAATACATAAGCCTCTGTTAACACATCACAAGCTTGTCCTAATAAAAAAGCAAGAGCTCCAATAAACCCACCATCAAAAGGTGTAAACCCCGCAATTTCTAAATCTGTTAACCAATCAAAAAAATCATATAATCCACAAACAATTAATTTTATAAACCAAACAATATATGATAAAAGACATACAATTGCTAATAATATGTGTAAAATAAATGTTATTGCAAAAATAATAGGTAAAAGAAGACCAAATAAATAAACTATTAAAGAATACAAAAAAGAACCTTCCATTTGACCATCATTGGATGGAAATTTATTTGTCGTATTCGCACAATCCTCATTAAGTATATTTTTTATACCTATATAATTTTTAGCACCATTTTGTGACTTATATTCAGTTAGTAACTGTGAAACCGAATAAACTTTATTATATGTCATATAATAAAATCTATCTTTACATGTTATAGCTTCTTCAATCATTAACTCACCAGTTGAGGTTAAGTTACCTAAATTATTAGTCTCCCCATATTCATCCCAATTTAAACTGAAAGCGTAAGATGCCTTAACTTGTTTATATCCTGGACTATTATAATCATTTGTATTTGGTGTTTTACATTGTGTATTAGCATAATTATCCAAATAACTTGGGTCATCATCAGGACTATCCCAACCCCATTCTTTAACATTTGGTACTAAAAAACTAGCTCTTCTAACTGAAGTTTCATTCGGTTGTTCCCATTTAATTTTAAATCGGTATTTCGCCTTAGTCGGTACTCCAATGTTTGGGTCTAATGAAATAATTCTTTCACCATATTCATTAGTTGTTACATAATCTAAATTCATTGGTACGTCAACTAACCACGTTCCATTTTCATCAATACATTTACCTCCTTGTTCAAGTTTAAATTCTTCTAAAATTGGTCTACCTAAATTGTCAGAAAATATTGTTTGACGAATCGCCAAAATTTGACCAGGTCCCGTAATTAAACTACACTTATCACCTAATTTAGGTTTTATATTACATCTTTGTTTTAAAACCGCTTCATCAACATTAGAAATTAAAGACCCCATAAAAATCGCAGTAGGTTCAATTTTTAAACCTAATTCTTGTTGTAAGTCAAAGTCAGTTCTTGTAATACCTAAATTACAAATTTCGGGTTGTCCCCAAAAAGGTTCAACCTCTAAAGTTCTATTAATAGTAACAATTTGAGGTAATTCAGATAAATTAAATGAGTTTTTAAACTCAGTTCCATTTATTTGGTTTTCAGTCGCAAAACCTGCTCTAATCAAATCTTGTGGTGATAATGAAAATTCTCCAATATCAGATAAATCAATATCTACGTGAATAGTTTGAGTACCGATTGGTACTCCAAAAATCATATAATCACCACTATCATTTGTTTGACATGTATACTTATAATACTTGTCGTAAACTTCAATAAATGAAGGATTAGTTAACACATCCTCTCTATTGAAAAAAGTACCTGTTGGATTATGCCCACTATGTTGTTTTTGATATGGTAAAAGATTATATCTAAAACCATCTTCATTTAACTCATTTAATGATTTATAAGGATATAATGTTGAAATAACAGGGTTAAGGAAATCACTTTCAGATAGAGGTATAAAAACAGATATTTTTGCTTTAGGTAAACCTAAACCGTTATTAACCGTTACTCTACCAACGACTACCCCATAATCAGAACATTGTCGAGTATAAATATCACTCTGTAAAATCTTTAAAGATAAGATTTCTAAAGACTCAAAATCTTGGTCTAATTGTACTCTAACTGATTTGTCAACACCTACTTGTGTTCTTATTCTATATGAATCTGACATTTAACGTTTTTTCATAAATAGTTTATTTGAAATTTTTAAAAAAGATAAGATAAAAATTTCTAAAATAAATTATCAAGAAAAGTTAACAGTAGTAAGATTTTTAACTCTAATTGTAATATCTTTGGTCGCAAATCTTACTTGATAAATTTGTGTTGGTTGTGCAAAAATAGTATCATCAACCAATTGGATTTGTTTTGTTGTATTATCAGAATATGATTGTGATGTTTGTGATGACGAATATTGACCACCAACTCTGTTAAAGACTTGAATATCTGAAACAGAAATAACACCATTTTCGTCTTGTACTAAACGTCTCAAATCGGAGATATATACATTCTCTCCCATGTTTCGTGTACCAGGGTCAAAGAAAGTACTAACAATACTAATTAATTGGGATATTACCGCTCCTTGATTTTGACTATTGTTTAAAACCACATCAATGTTTAATGCCAAATCAACAACATTAGCACTTTCAATTGAAATATAGTCATTAATCATCCTGTAGTTAGATAGATAATTCGCAACATTACTTTTTAACGTATTTGAAATAACTTCAGTTAGAGTACCATTGTTATCATATGACAACATTTTTACTCTAATTTTGTTATTATCTTCAGTTATTGCAACCTTTGCTGGTGCCCCAAACTGTGAAGGCATCGTTCTTATAATAGAATCATAATCATTTACAGTAACCGCTCTGTTTTGAGCCGCAAAATTAAATGATACTAAATTTCTAACTTCTTCTATTGTTGGGTTATTTGCTCCTCCAATTGCTGCAGTAACATTTGTACAACGAAGTGAATTAATTGTTACATTATTAATATTTGCCGATGGTCCATTAACATAAAATGAAACATTACCTATTTGAGTAATAACGTTAACACCTAAATTTGATGATACTCCACCACCAACTCTATACTGAACAAATAATGTAGTATTTGCTTTTAATGTTGACCCTAAAGCAAAGTTATTTGAATATTTGTACAAATTCAATTTGTATCCATTTCTAGCAAACTCTCTTAATTGTTCATCCGCAGATTGACTACCACCACCAAACGTCATTTTACAAAATCCTTCAGGTGTGAATTCTGACATAAATTTAGTACTTGTTTCAATATATTTTCCAACTTTTATACCAGGACTATCCGATACTTTAGTAGGGTCTTCAACAAAAACTCTATTTTCAGCCAAAGCTTGAACTTCATACCATCTATTATCAAGACCTATAAACTCTTGAGAACTTGGTACATTAGCATATTGAGTACCATCTTTTAGAAGTACACTTGTAATACCTAAAACATTTTTTTCAGGTAAAAATAATTCATAAAATGGTTTAACATCGTTCGATGTAATAACTTTTTTATAAACTTTTGTTTGACCATTAACTACTGTTTCTCTTTTAACAATAGTATAATTTAAAAGTTTATTATTAGCATCAAAGTTTGGTATTTTTAATCTATTTGGAAATCCTTCAGCGTTTACAGGTGAAGCAAAATCAATATCATATACATTTTCAAAAATTTGACCTGCACCTAATACTTGAGAACCTCTTCTTAAAATACCACAATACCTAACATCTTCTTTATCTCCAAAAGCAGGAACTGTAATTGAAAAATCAACCAAAGCAACTGAAGGTCTTTGTCCAGGTATCTTTAACCCGTAAGTTCTAGCAATATTATAAATTGAAGATTTTTGTTGAGCGTATTGTAAAACTGTTTCCTGAATACTTCTATCAATATTGAACTGTAAGTTGTCAGATACCGCAGCATTTAAATCTAAAAGTGCTGAAAAGACAGAAGCGTCGTTAAAATTATCAACTAAATCAGGATAATACGTCTTTGTAAAATTGATTAATTCGTTTCTTATTTGTTGAAAATCTCTAGTTGTATAAGATATCTTTTTGTTTGCCATATATCCTTAAATATTAATAATCACAAAATCACTCTGATTGAAAGCATCATTATTAATTCTATAATCAATTTTTATTTTAGCCGTGTGTTCTATATCAGATATTCCAGGAACCTTGAAAACTCTTTCATCGTTATCATTAACATAAGTTCCTTTGTTTTCTAAACCTACTGAAGCATCTTTAATTTCAATATTTGTTATTGTAATACTTGGTAAATACTCATCAACGGATTCTCTGATTTCAGATTCAATATCTGAAAATGTAGGACCATCCAACGGTTCAAAAATATATTCATAAAGACGAGTTCCAAAATCAGGAAGATAGTATCTTGAACCTTTTCTCGTTAATATTAAATGTATTAAACTAGACCTAATTTCCTCATCATTATTTTGTGATAAGCCAAAATAATTTCCATACCTCGAATCTTGGAATGGAAAATTTATACCATATGTTTTACCTTCTGCCATATTAAATAAATACTTTTTAAATCAAAACCATTTTTACTTATCGTCAATCTTAAAATCTTTGTAAAACTTGTTGTAACTTTTTTTATACGATTTTTGTGTTTCATCGTTTTCATCTTTGGTATATTGCCAATTCCAATACAACTTATCATTCGGTTTAAATCCATAAAATTCATGAACGTTCTTCTGAACTTCTGTAACATTTTCACCATTCCAGTTTTGTCCAACACAAATAAAACCACTTTCAATGTCTTTAATTATGTTTTTTTCACCCAAAGTAGTGTGTCTATTTTCAATCCAAGTTAAACGTTCTATTAAATTTTGATAATACATGTTAGTCTGACCCCATCTTACTGAACTAAAAAATAATACAACATCAGATTCAAAAAGTTCTTTAGAAACTTTCCATAACTCATCAGATTTATTATTTAAACTAGCCCAACATCTGTGATTTCCTGATGGATTTTTTTTATCATCCTTCAATAATGCTTTTAATACTCCACAACTATTACCATCTTCTCTTGAAACATTTCCCTCACAAGGAAAAATCTTTAATTCAGAAATATCAATAAAGGTTGAATTATCTTTAAGTTCCTCGTTAATATATAACGCCAAAATTCTTGACTTGGGAACATCAATATTATTATCATCCCAATTAAATCTGTTTGAGCAACTCAATAAAAGAACTTTTTTCTTTTTAGAAAGTTCTCTTATAGTTTCTTTTAGAGCCTTAAATCCATCATCTTGGACCATCTCTTCAGAAATCATCATATTTCTTATTTTTTCAATTTCTTCCCTTATTTGTTGTTTCATATTAAACATAAATATTTCAAAAGATAAAAATCCCGACCTAGCTCGGGATAACACATCGGATTTTTTTAAGAAGAACAACCAAAACAATCAAATTCACTATTTTCAGGTTTTTCAGGTAGATTCATATAACTGTAATCAACCTTTGGTGGTTCAGGAGTTGTCTTTGGTTTATTAATTTTGGATACATCCATAGCTAAATGTTTTGCTCCCGTTGAGATTGCTCTTGTCCTAACGTAATAACAAAGTGTTTTCAATCCTTTTTCCCACCCATAGAAATGTGATGATGAAATCTTTGATAATGTTGGGTTTGACATGTAGATATTCATTGATTGTGATTGGTCAATAAACGGTGCTCTATCGGCAGCCATCTCAATCAATTCTCTTTGTGAAATCTCCCAAATTGTTTTGTATTTCTTAATTAAGTGTTCAGTTCTTTTAACTTTGAAGTTGTATCTTTTATCTTCTTGGTCAAGGTAGTTATTGAAATTAATGTTTTGAATTGAACCTTCGTTCATAATGATTTCATTCTTTAAGTCCTCAGACCATATTCCAATCTTTTCAAAATCACTAATCAAATACTTGTTAACAATCATAATCTCTCCACCAACTACACGTCTGTTAAAGATTGCCGAGTGAGCTGGTTCTGTCATTTCATATGAACCTGTAATCTTAGCTGAAGAAGCTACAGGCATTTGAGCTGTAAATAATGAGTTACAAACTCCATACTTACTAACATTCTCTTTTAGAATTGACCATGACCATCTTCCTGATAACTCATCTTCTTTTAATCCCCACATATCAAATTGGAATACTCCTTGTGACATTGGTGACCCATTAAAGTAAGCGTATGGTTCATACTTACCATCCATACACAATCGGTTACTTTCAGTAATAGCTGCAAAATAGATTGTTTCAAAAATCTCTTTATTCAATTTACGAGCTTCGTCAGATGTGAAGATATAATCCATCAAATAGAATACATCTGCAAGTCCTTGAGTTCCGATAGCAATTGCTCTTTGGTATAATCCACCCTTACGTCCTTTTTCAGTTGAGTAATTGTTGATGTTAACAACTTTGTTTAACGCTCTTACAACCTTACGTGTTTCTTCATATAACCCTTCAAAATCAAACTCACCATCTTTCACATAGTTCTTTAACACCATAGATGAAAGAGTACAGATTGCAGTTGTATTTTCGTCAGTGTATTGGTAAATCTCATTACAAAGATTTGATTGTTTGATAACACCAATGTTCTGATGGTTTGTCTTTCTGTTAGCACTATCTTTAGAACATA